GGCTCGAGCGGCTCGACGCGAATGACACCGCATTCTTTCGCACGCAGCTCGAGTACATCTCGCAGCGGCTGCGTGAGATCCGCTACCCGGCGCTCAAGTGGCGCTTGTTCGTGCCCGTGACGAGCGAGGCCCCCGCGGGCGCTGACACGTGGTCTTACTACGCATGGGACTCTGCGGGCATCGCCGAGCTCATTGCTAACTACGCAGACGACGTGCGACGCGTCGCTGTGACGAGCACCAAGGTCACCTATGACATCCTGTCGTATGCGCTCGCGTATGACTGGTCGGTGCTCGACGTCAAGCGCGCCAGCTTGGCGGGCATCGACTACCGCAACCGCAAGGCAGACGCCGTGCGGCGCGGCTTCGAGCAGCGTTTCGAGAAATTGGCTGCACTCGGCGAGCCCGGCAGCACGATCCGCGGATTGCTCAACAACGCCAACGTGCCCGTGATCGCCGCGGCCAACGTCGGCGGCACGACTGCATGGGGCTCGGGCACGAAGACCCCGCAAGACGTTTTGAACGACCTGCTCGCGGGCGAGACTGCGATACTCGTCGCCACCAAGGGCGTCGAGTCACCTGACACCCTGCTCTTGCCGCTCGCCAAGCTGCGGTACATCCAAAACACGTCACTCTACAGCGGCGCTGGCGCAGACCCGAGCGACACGATTTTGAGCGTGTATCTCGAGCGCACGCAGTACGTGCGCAACGTCGACTGGTGGCAATACCTCGACCTCGCAGACGCTGCCGGCACGGGCCCCCGCGCTGTGTGGTATCGCCGCGACGAGGAACACGTGCACTTCGAGCTCACCGAAGCGCCCAACGAGCAGGCGCCGCAGGCGCAAAACTTCGCGCTCGTCGTGAATAGCATGGCCCGCGCGGGCGGCGTCGCGTGGGAGCTGCCGCTCTCGGGCGTCTACATGGACGGCATCTAGCAGCGCCTCAACCGCGCACACCGCTCGCACACACCGCTCGCACCGCTACTGCCCGCGCGCCGCTCACGGCGGCGCAGCGGCTCACTTGCGCCTCGCTCTGCCCCCTCGTCGACGGGTGACCATGTTCGTCAAAAACTCTGGCTCGCAGATCGTCAGCTTCCTGCTCGCACCCACGGGCGGGACGCAGCAATTTCGTCGACTCGGGCAAGTGCCCGGAAACGGCTATTTCTATCAGTTCATGGGCGCCGACGGCGACGCCGTCTACCAGGCGCTAGCGGGCCCGCTGCAGCCGTTTGTGCTCGCGGGCAGCCTCGCCACGAGCAGAGCCGATCAGACGGAACCGTTCGCCACCGACCCGCTCACCAACCGCGTGCTCACGGTCCCCGAGCTCGGGCCCGGCGAGCACGAAGACCCCTATGCACCCGAGCCCGAGCCCGAGCCCGAGCCCGAGCCAGAACCGGAACCAGAACCGGAACCAGAACCGGAACCCGAGCCGATACCAGACCCCGAGGCCGCGCCCGAGCTCGAGCGGCACCGCACACGACGCCACAAGCGCGAGCCCCTGCAATGAACATCACCAACCGATCACCACGTCTGCTGTCCATCGCTGCACCGGGCCACGGGCTCGGCGTGCTGCTGCTCGTACCGCTCGAGCGCGTCGACGTGCCGCCCGAGCTCGAGCAGGCCGTGCGCGCTGCGCTCGAGGGCCCGCTGCGCACGTTCGTCGCGCAGGGCGGGCTCGACATCGAGGAGGCGCCGCCGCTCGAGCTCGAGCCGCATGACGCAGCCATCGCGAGCGTCGACTTCGCCAACGCCGAGCTCGAGGCAGTGCCCGAGCCCGGCGCAACCCCCACCGCGAGCAAAGCCAAGCGCCGCTAACCATGGTCACCGTCGAGCACATATTTGCAGCCTTCCCCGAGTTTCGCCGCGCCGATCCTCTACTCGTCGCGCACAAGCTCTACGAGGCCGAGCTGCAGATTGCGCCCGACTACGGCGCGAGCGCCTGCGCGGGCGCGTTCGACGCTGGCATGAGCGAGAACGCTCTGCGCCTCTACAAGCTGCTCGAGCCGCGCGACCCTACGTTTCCACCGCCCGACCCGCTCGCGCCCCTCGTGCGCCCGCAGCCGTCGGCGCAGCAGGCCATCCGCGACATGGTCGTCAGCAACCTCACGGCGGCATTGCTGGTGCTCACGCCCGCGGGCGAGTTCGCGCGGCTCGACCCGAACAAGGAAGCCGACGGCGCGCGTTCAATCTACGAGCGACGCGTCAACGAGCTGCACGCATCGTTTCTGCCGCGGGTGCTCGCGCTGTGATCACCGTCGAGGACATAGACCGCGGGTGGGAAGCCACCGAGAAAGCTGCCAAGGCAGCCGACACCGGCAACCCCGCAAACGGCCCCCACGTGCTCATCGGCGTGCAGGGCAAGTCAGGGCAACGCAAGCACCCCGACCCCGACGGCACCGGCGAAGACCTCACTAACGTCGAGCTCGCCACGATCCACGAGTTCGGTTTGAACGTGCCGCAACGCTCGTTCATCCGCGCGACCATCGACCAATACGCGCCCGCGATAGGCGAGCGCGCAGGGCGCTACCTGCAGCGCTGGGAGAAAAACCAGGGCGACAGCAAAGAGCTCGAGCGAGGGCTGCGCCTGCTCGGCGAGTACATCGTTGGGCTCATCAAACAGCGCATCGACAACCACATCCCGCCGCCTAACCATCCCATCACCATCAAGATCAAGGGCTCGGCAACACCGCTCATCCGCTACGGGCACCTCAAACGCAGCATCACATATGAAGTCTACATGGGTGGCGGCGGCGTCTCTAAGCCTGCATCGAGCGGCGGCTTCCCGCCCGCGTCAGCGGGGGCCTAATGGACTGGCAGCTATACGCAGACAGCGTGCGATGCTGGATTGCCGAGCGCTCGCGCATCCCCGTCGATGACGTCACGTGGGAGGGCGAGCCCGTCGGCATGCTCGGCACGCCTAACGCCTCGCTGCGCCTGCTCGGCAACTCGGGCCCGTACTCGCAGCTGCTCACGAGCGACGAGACCCGCTATCTGTCAGCCACCGACCCCCAAAACCCGACCGGCATGCCGATCGTGCAGATCATCGGCAACCGCGCTTTCACGCTCAGCATCGTTGTCACCACGCGCGACTACACGCCGTGGGGCCGCGCGTTTCGCTATCTCGAGCGCGTGCGTGACGCATTGTCGCTGCCGAGCACGCTGAGTCTCTTTTCATCGCTCGGCGTGTCGCTCGACTCGCCCGCCGAGCTCGTCGACCTGCAGCGCGTCTTCGACAAGCGCCAGGAGTCACAAGCGTCGCTCGACCTCTACATGCAGTATGCGTTCGACACGCTCTGCGAGTGTCAGGCCGACGGCAGCGACGTCGAGACCATCGACACCATCGAGCACGTGATTGTCAGCGGCTCCGTCTGCTCGCACACGCAAGGCCGCCCCGATTCACCTTTTGCCGTCGGGCCCGACACCATCGACAAGCCCCCCGTGCCGACTCCGATCCTGACTGCTCGCAAAGGACTAACAAGCCATGGGCGTAGAAGCTGAAGTAATCACACACTCGTTTGTGGTGCAGGACGCAACTGTCACGCAGCAGGGGTTTGGCATCGGGCTCATCGCCGCGGTGCATAACTACTGGCCCGAGCTCGTGCGCACCTTCAACGATGCATCTGAGCTCACCAAGGCGCCCTATAGCGTGCCAGTGACCTCCCAGATCTACCTGCGCGCCCGGGCGCTCAAGTCGCAGACGCCGTCGCCGCCGTCATTCAAGATCGGCAAGCTCGCCGGCACATTCTCGCAGACCGTCACGCTCACCGTCGCGGCGCCGACCGCGGCCAATGAGCAATACCGCATCACCGTCGACGGCACACCCGTGCTCGTCACGAGCGCGCCGCCGGCACTCGCCGACGCCGTCGCTGCGCTGCTCGTTATCGCGCTCAACGCGGTCACCGACATCACGGCGACCGCCACGGGCTCCGTAATCACCATCGTTGGCGACACGTCCAGCGTCGTGCACGCCTACACGGCTATCAGCGGCAACCTGCACCTCATGGACACGACAGCCGCGCCGAGCGTGCTGCCATCGGCCGACCTGACAGCTATCCGCTCGTTTGACGGCGACTGGTATGGCCTCGACCTCGTGACGCCAGGCGCCGCAGCCCAGCTCGACGCGGCAGCGTGGGCAGAGGCAGAGGTCGTCCTTTTCCTCGCGCAAACCGCAGACTCCGACGTGCCCGCGCCAGGCAGCACCACCGACGTCGCCTCGACGGCCATGGCGTCGGGCTATAACCGCTCGTCGTGGTGGTACCACCAACCCGCGGGCGAGCCGCTCACTGCCGGGCTGCTCGGCGTCATGCTGCCCAAGCTGCCGGGCCCGGCGACGTGGGCCAACAAAGAGATCGCCACGATCACCAAGGTCGCCTACGACGCCACCGTGCGCGGCACGGTCAAGGCTAAGAGCGCGAACTACTACACCAACATGAAGGGCAACGGCTGGACCCTCTACGGGTGGGCCGCGAGCGGGCGCTTTCTCGACATCACCGTGGCGATCGACTGGTTCACCATCGGCGTGCAGACGCGCGTTATTCTGCTGCTCGGCAGCAACGACGTTGTGCCCTACACCACCGCGGGCATCGAGCTCGTGCGCACGCAAATCCTCGCGCAGATTCAAGAGGGCATCGCGCAGGGGCTCATCGACGGCGAGCAAGACTACGCAGTCACCGCGCCCGCGTTAGGCGCCATCGATCCAAATTTGAAGCGGCAGCGCATCCTGCCCGACATGCGTTACAGCTATTGCCTGTCGGGCGCCATCCATCACGTGCGCATCGAGGGCACGGTTCAAGTCTAACAGTCAGGCGAAAGAGGTGAGCCGTGGGCTTCAAAGCGTGGAATATCAACGAAATGACCGTCTCGCTCAACGCGGTGCTGCTGTCGACTGGCGGCTACGCAGAGGACGAGGTTGTCACCGTCGAGTGGGATGACGACTGGTTCAGCGCCTACGTGGGCGCAGACGGCGAGGTAACGCGCGTCAGAACTAACAACTTTAGCGCCATCGCGACGCTCAAGTATGCGCAGACCGCGGGCGCTAACGACGTGCTCAGCGGCATTCTGCTCGCCGACATCAAGACCGTGAACGGCGGCGGCGCGGGCGCGTTTGCTGTGCGCGACACGGGCGGCAAAACCATCGTTGGCAGCTCGCGTGCGTGGATCATCGGGCCGCCCGAAATCAAGCTCGGCAAGACCGTCAACGTCAACGAGTGGCGCATCAAGCTCGCAGACGCGCGCACTGCGTTTGTGGGTGGTCGCTAGGATGCGCACACCGCAAGAAAAACTCATTTGCGGCACGGTCTATCGCGTCACGCCGCTCGGCGCGAAAGCGGGCCGCGTAATGGCTGTGCGCCTGCTCAAGCTGCTCGGGCCCATGACAGCCAGCTTCGTCGACGGCGTCGTGCGCGACTCGTCAGACGGCAGCGGGGCGCTCGCAATCGGGGCAAGTGACGCCATCCGCGAGCTCACGCTGCGCATCGCGTCAGCCGACGTCGAGACCATTAGCGACGAGCTCGCCAAGACAACCGTGCTCGTGCTCGACGGCGACCGCGAGCCGCTGCTTAGCTCGCTGCTCGATGATCATTTTGCGGCGAGGTATGATGCCTACACGCAGTGGCTCGGGTTTGCTCTCACGGTCAACTTTGCCTCTTTTTTCGGCGCATCCGCCGCGGACCCAGGCGCCGCAGCGGGCCTCTGGCAGCGCCTGTCGCAGGTAGTCGAGTCTCTGTCGAAGTCCCCGACGGCGTCGACTGGCACATCCACCGCATCGCCACCTCTGGAAAATACGCCGACAGCCTAGTTGAGATCTGCATGCACTGGTCGCTCGACGAGCTCTACGAGGCGCACGACGTGCTCGACATGTTCGACGAGCTCGACGGCATGCGCGCGCAGGCCGAGTACGAAGCCACCGCACACGCCCGCAGGGGGCCCAAGTGACGACAACCGTATTGCGCGACCTCGTCGCGCGGCTCGGCTTCCAAAGCGACGCCAAGGGCTTCGACGAGGCCGACCGCAGGATTGAGAAAATCAAGCGCGAGTTGCTCGGGCTCAACGCTGCCGCCACCAAGGGAGAGCACGCAGTCACGCGCAGCGGGCGCAACGCAGCCACCGCCGTCGAGAACGCATCGCGCCGCGCACGCGCGACCGCTAGCGCCAGCGGCGGCGGCGGCTTGCTCGGCACGTTCGGGCAGTTTCTCGCCGCCGGCACGATCGGCGCGTTCATCAAGGGCTCGCTCGAGCTCGCCAGCGCCGTCACCGAAGTCGACAACGTACTCGAGACCGTGTTTGGGCAGCAGGGGCTGCAGAAGATCCGCGAGTGGAGTGCAGGCGTCGCAG